TTCAGTATCTTTCATATTATTTCCTATTCGCCAGCCGAGTCATCAAAATCGTAATCTATAGTTGTAGTAAATCCGTAATCAGAATCAGCAAAAATAGTATTTGGATTAGGTACTACGGTAATTGTTTCAATTTTAGAATCTGAATCGCCTAGGCCTTGTTTAAGTAAATTAAATTCTAGGATAGCGGATTTGATAATACCGCCGTCTGTGATAGGACCATAGAATTCGGTTTTCATTTCGAAGGTTAATGTATATATAATTGTACGAGCATCGCCAATTGCACCTTCATAATTATCCTGAAAACTTACGCCTGTTAATACAATTGGCACATCTAACTTATGAGTCGGAACATCGTCTAGTGGCTTAATCGTAACGGAATATTGTGGTACAAAGTAAGGCATAATCTGTTCGACAATTTGAAGAGCGTCATCTTGCGATTTAGCATAGACATTTAATTCGAATGAAATGTTATAAGGAGTGCCGGGCCTTACCTTTGCTCTTTTAGTATTTGACGCAACGATACCTGTAGTATTAAAATGATTCGTTTTAATTAATTGACGTGCAGCATCATAGGAATAATCAACAATTTCAAATGACATACGTGGCAATTTAAGTGCAATTTGACGTTCAGCGTCTTCACCGCCTGCCATATTCTTTAATCGTTCAATAAAATTACGCTTAGGAGCATACGACAAAGGACACTTGACCTGTGATATAGTTGCACCAGCGGCGTTCTTACGGAGGATAAAGAGATTATTAAATAACGATCCAAAAATAGATACGCTTTTTCTAATAGTAGAATGATAGAAATAAGTAAACATTACGTAACATCTCCAAACGGATTAGACTCAGAGAAGTCAAGGAAAGTGGTCGCTACCGTGTCAAAGTCTGCGTTCTGATTAGTATCATTAGCCTCTATCTTCTCAACAACCCCACTGCTTGACATAACAAGTCCGGTTGCTGATGATGTAAGACCAGAGATAAGATCTGAATCTGCAAATTCTGCGAACTTACCGTCAGTACGACCGATATGAGCAAGTGACACCATTTTATCGGAATCATTCCATGCAGTTACTTCGGCGTTAATGTATATACCAGCATCTGAATCAACGATCTTCCTAATCGTTTCACCGACTTGGAATTGACCGGTGAATGACTGGAACGTAAGGTTTTGGTTATATCCTTGTTTTTCTATCTGATCGATAAGAGATATACCTGTATCCATATCTTCATCATTGTATTCGAATAGTGAACACCTCAATTTAAATACTGGTAGGTTACCTAATTGATAGAAAGGAGATTCGTCCTCTACTTTAACAATTTCAAAGGTCGATGCTGACATAGGAAGATATATTAGATCGCCTTCTCTAGGTCTATAAAAGTTTAAAGAATTATTGACATACGATATTTGTTTAGCCCAACGCCTACGCGCGAGAACGAATGTTGCTTCAGAACGAATTTCAACGCCGAACTTAGAAAACAGATCTCCTTCGCCTTCAAATCCGTCTACTGATTCAACATACATCTCAATATGATACGCAGCACTGAATTTAGAAACAGGATCGTCAGAGAAGATGTCGTCTTCGTTGACCAACTCACGCGGCATGTACACTACATCTTGGCCATAAGATTTAATAGCCTCGATGATTATATCTTCATACAACGTTTGTTCTGTTTGAACGTCGGGTTTTAAATACTGATTAACAGCCATTCATATTATCCAATAAATATTGACATTGGGGCTTCGAATTCTAAGCGCATTGCTTCTATAATTCGAGTAATGTCTTCTCTTGCGTCATCATACATTTGTCTACCATTTAGTGTCACACCACCTGGTAATACCATGCCTTCAAATTTAATTAAGTTTTGACCCCATTGTTGTTTAATCAACGCCGTCACATAATCCTTAATGAACATATCATTATATATTTGGGCATGATCTGCGGGATTGATTGTCTTAAATACTTCAAGAACAATCCAATCACCGGTCTTTATATCTTGTTGATCTGAATCGAATTCACCGTGGATGTATAACCTATCTTGCCTACGCGCGTACGTAGTCTGGGGCGTACCGTTCAATTTCATATCCATCAGCGAAAGATGTTGTTGTAATTGTTCGTAATAAGCCAGGTCAGTACCGATGGTATTCATGTCATATACATCGTTCAGCATCATTTGATATTTTACGTCAAACATACCACGCGATGCACTTAAACTAGACGAGACCGGGAACATTCTTGTAATATAAAGAATATCAGATGGAATTGATATGTATTTATTTGTCACGTCAGCAGCAAGAACCTGATAGCTGTAATACGTTCTGAACGTAGCATCCATATGGTATTCTTGGTATAACTGAATTGCGTCATCTACACGATCTTCAACCTGATCTTCGTCGACGTTTATATCTAGCACCGGCGCACCTAATCGTCTCAAGCAATGATCGATTAAAGTTTGTCTTGTAGTTGGGGTAGCCATATTGTAATATCCTTATTTAATTCTATTTATAACTAATTAGAAGTTGACACTGATCCTTTTTGGCAATTCCGCAATAGTATTAAAATAGCACATCTTATTTTCAATTTCGACACCACCCTTTTCAATCCAGGCAGTGTTAACCTCATCAGTCCAGAAGTCTCTCCATTCTGTAAGGTCGTTTGTGAATGTTAACGTATCACCCCAAAGTAATTCAAAATGGTTCTTTCTGAGAGGTTTACCTAGGTACTCACCTATTTTTTTAATTTCATTAGGATCTGTTAGTAACTCCTCAAATCGAACAGTTAAACAATGTTCTTCACCTATCCATCCAAAATGTCCTGACATACACTTTATGATATAATTCATATTAGCAATAATAGTTTGGTTATTACGAGGTAGATTTTCCCAACGTACCCAACTTATGAGAACATTCCTAGGATTACGTATAATATGAACACGCGTATCGGTAGTAGTCTTCCACGGAAAATCGTAACCTTTATTACAATGTATTGCCTGGAGGCAATCACCGCCAAAAAGTTGCAATGCCTTTAAAAGCAGGTGTGTTCCTGATTTACGTGCGCCCGTACAATAAATCATAATATATTATGTTACCCTTTAATTAATTCAAAAGCACACCGGCTGAATCATATACGTTTAATCTGTAATAGTCTGAATCGTTACCGCCTAATGCCGTAGCATTTACGTTAGTGACATGTTGTCCGTTACCAGAGAATGCCGAAGCATTACACGAATCTGCTATATCAACTTTACCATTAATATCTATCAACGTCGCATTTAATTCTATTTCATCAGTTGCGTTAATACCGAGTATGGTATTTGATTGTCCATTAATAAATTGAGAAGCATCGTTAAATTGAAGTTGCATAGTACCATTAAGCAATAATCCAGAATCAACGACGTGGGTAAGTGTAACATCTTGGTCTGCGCCAAATTTTACTGAACCCGCATCCGTTAAGAATAAATCCGAGAATTCTAATGACGTAGTACCAAGTGCCGCACCTCCAGCTGTATCAGGTACAAACGCTGTTTCAGCTGTGATCGTAGCAGATCGTATGTTTGATGTACCATTATCGATAGCACCAAATCCAGCAGTAATTGATCCAGCATCTAGAGCGCCTGTAGCAACCTGATCGGCTTGATCTGTTTCACGATACCGCACATAAGCTGAATCAATAAACGCTGTTACATTAGCTGAGTCAAGAATGTTGACTCTCGAATTGATAAGAGTTGCATCAACAAACGCATCGATATAAGCCTCATTAGCAATACCTTTAATATAGGCTGCTGGAGCATGTAGTTGTACATGAGCCGAATCAATAATACCCTTAACGTAAGCAGCCGGAGCTTGTAATTGTACATGAGCAGAATCAATAATACCTTTGATATAAGCAGCAGGAGCTTGTAGTTGTACATGAGCAGAATCGATAATACCTTTGACATAAGCCGCTGGAGCTTTCAACTGAACATAGGCAGAATCAATAACACTGGTAGTATTAGCACTATCCCATAGTTCTGTAATTGTGAGTATTTGAGCAGAATCAAAAATGTCTACTCTTGAGTTAATAAGATCAGCGTCGACGAATGCGTCTATATAAGCTTCGTTTGCAATACCTTTGACATAAGCAGCAGGCGCTTTTAATTGTACATAAGCAGAATCAATAACACTCGTCGTATTTGCTGAATCCCATAAAGCAGGAATTGCAAGTATCGTGGCCGAGTCAAGAATATTGACTCGTGAATTAATAAGGGTTGCGTCAACAAATGCATCTATATAAGCTTCGTTGGCGAATGACTTGACGTAGGTAGAATCAGCAATGCCTTTAATATAAGCAGCTGGTGCTTTTAATTGCACGTAAGCGGAATCTATAAGACCTAGAGTATTTGCTGAATCATAATTTGTTTTTGTACCAATAAGCGTGACTAAAGTTGCATAAGCAGAATCATCGTCATTCAATGCTAATGCTATTTCATCAAGCGTATCAAGAGTAGATGGTGCTCCACCTATTAGAGCATTAATTTGAGCAGTAACAAAGGCGGAATCGGCAAATAGCGCAGGACTAGTAAGCGCTGAATACGCAAAGTTCTGAGGAGTTTCTCTATATCTGACATAGGCCGAATCGACAAACGCCGTTACATTAGCTGAGTCAAGAATATTGACTCTTGAATTAATAAGTGTGGCATCAACGAATGCATCAATATAAGCCTCATTAGCAATACCTTTGACGTATGTTGAGTCTGCAATACCTTTAATGTAAGCAGACGGAGCTTTTAATTGTACATAAGCCGAATCAATAACGCTAGTTGTATTTGCTGAATCCCATAAAGCGGGAATAGCTAAAAGAGTAGCCGAATCAAGAATATTAACTCTTGAATTAATGAGGGCAGCATCAACGAATCCATCGATATATGCTTCATTAGCAATACCTTTAACGTAAGCTGTTGGAGCCATTAACTGTACATGAGCAGAATCAACAATCCCTTTGACATAAGCTGTAGGCGCTTTTAACTGAACATAAGCCGAATCAATAACGCTAGTTGTATTTGCTGAATCCCATAAAGTCGGTATTGCTAATATTGTGGCTGAATCCATAACATTCGGAGCACCGGTTAAAGAACCATAAGCAAAGTTCTGAGGAGTGTCTCTTAATTGGATATATGCCGAATCTATAACACTTGTAGTATCGGCA